CTTGCGAACAACTCAGTTAATTATAAAGAGAAACCAGATGTAGGAACTTTTATGAGAGAGTGGTTATCACTCTACGATAGTAAATCTGGAGAACGTGGTATTTACAGTAGTTTAGCAAGTAAAACTCATGTAAGTGAACTAAATAATAAAGAAAAGGACAAAGATGGCACATACATTCAACGAAGATTGGCAAAAGACGATTTTGGCACAAATCCTTGCAGCGAGATCATTTTACGATCCCGAGAATTCTGCAACTTGTCCGAAGTCGTTCTCAGATCCAACGATAATTTGCAATCTATCAAAGACAAAGTTAGGGTTGCAACTATCCTTGGAACTTTCCAATCAACTCTCACAAACTTCAAATACCTTTCAAGAGAGTGGCAACGAAATTGTGAAGAAGAACGATTACTGGGAGTTAGTCTTACCGGAATCATGGACAATTCTTTAACGAATGGTGCTAAAGGTGATATAAAAAAGACATTAAATGAACTTAGAGATATTGCAGTAGAAACTAATAAAGAATATGCTCAAAAACTTGGAATCGAAAGAGCTGCCGCCATTACGTGTGTCAAACCTAGTGGTACTGTTTCACAGCTTGTTGATTCTGCTTCTGGTATTCATGCCCGTCATAATCCTTATTATGTTAGGACAGTAAGAGCTGACAACAAAGATCCTCTCTGTAAAATGATGAAAGCAGAGGGTTTTCCGAATGAACCTGATGTCAGTAAACCTGAACATACTACTGTCTTTTCATTTCCACAAAAGAGTCCGGAAGGGGCTATTTGTAGAACAGAAATGACTGCTTGGAAACAGTTATCTCTATGGCATACTTATGCTAAGGAATGGTGTGAACATAAACCAAGTGTAACTGTCTCTATCAAGGAAGAAGAGTGGGTAAATACTGCAGCTTGGGTATATGAAAATTTTGATGATATAAGTGGTATTAGTTTTTTACCATTTAGTGATCATACATATAGACAAGCACCGTACCAAGATTGTACAGAAAAAGAATATAAAGAATTATTGGGGAAGATGCCAAAGAAAGTAAATTGGGGATCTCTAGCAGAATATGAAACACAAGATTACACCAGTGCAAGTCAAGAGTTTGCTTGTACTTCAGAGAAGGGATGTGAAATTGTAGATATTTCTCCATCCGTTACATAACTTTAACAGGAGGACACATGTCAGTTAAAGATAAATTTGATATGTGGTTGGAAGATGTAAAAGATAAAGTATATTTTACTTTTCATAGAGATAAAATAGAAAAAGATAAATTGTACGAAACTAGGTGGGTATGGTATCATACAGTATTAGTTATTGAACTTTTCATTATAATTATCCTATTACTATATATAGCCGTAACATAATCGAGGGTATAAATAAATGCAAAATTCAAAGCGTCTCGGAAGACAATTAGTTTTAAATAAAGAAAGCTTTATTGCTTCAAGATTAACTAGTAAAACTTGGAATATTAGGTATAATGGTAGTGATCACGGGATGAAAACAGAGGCAGAAACACTCCGTAATGATCTTAGTAAATTTACAGGATTAGATAAAAAGATATTTAATTGTTCTGATGGATTACCAAAACATAAAGACCTTAAAATTTGGTTTGGTGATAAATTATTATGGAGTTATACACAAGAAGAAAAATTACCCTCACCTAAAGAGTTAGTAGAACAATTAGAATTAAGTGATGGGAAATCTAATTCTTTTAATTGGAAAAAAACAGAGACCGACTAAATGCCAATAGATATTGAATGGGAAGATGGAAGCGCCAATATCAATATATTATGTGATGGATGTGATAAAGAATATCTAATTATAACGGATGATACTTCAGGTTTAGAATCATGTCCTTTTTGTGGGCATTATTTGGAAACACCTGTAGAAGATGATGATGAAACAGAAGATTCCGAAGAAGATAGCTGGTATTGATTATTCTTTAACATCCCCCGCGATATGTGTATGGAACACACATGATGATACATTTAATTTTTATTATTTAGGTAAACCCTCTTCCGCGTATAAAAATTTATATGCAACCCTTTACCCTAAATGGGAAACAAAAGAGCAGCGTCATGAAATGTTGTCTGATTGGGCTATAAATATAGTCAAAGGGTGTGAAATTTATGTAGAAGGTTACGCATATGGTGCTTCAGGAAATGCAATTCTTAATATTGCGGAGAATATGGGGATATTAAAACATAAAATGTATAAAATAGAACAATCATTTACTACTGTACCTCCTACAGTTATTAAGAAATTTGCGACAGGCAAAGGTAACGCAAATAAAGAATTAATGTATGATGCTTTTGTTGCAGAAGAATTTACTCCTATCAACCTCAAAGAAACTTTAACTCCCAGAGCAGAAAAGATAAAAAATCCCGTTAGTGATATTGTTGACTCTTATTTTATTGCAAAATATGGAGTATCACTATGGAATTAACAAAAAAAGAGAAAAAATCTATTGCTAATAGTAAGTATTATCAAAAAAATAAAGATCGTCTTGCTGAGAAATGGAAGAATGATGAGATAAGAAAAGAAAAATTAAGAGTTTATTATCAAAAGAATAAAGAAATTATTCTTGAGAGAGCACGTGAATGGAATAAAAAGAATAAAGAGCAAAGAAAATTAATTATTGAAAGACAAAGGAAATCAAAAATACAATCTTTTTGGCAGGTTAATAATGAACATCAAAAGTCATGAAGAACTTCTTTCTTTGACGGAAAAAGTTGAAATAGCAGGAAATTATTTAGTACGTAGATTTAAAGATGCTAGTGGTAATTATTTAATTATAGACCTTTATGGTGATTTTCTTATACTAGATAAACAATCGGCAGGAGATGTACTTTCAGCAATATGGGATGATGCGTATATTCCTGATGCATCTCTAACACCTTCTACAGGATTATTAAATTGAATGAAAATATTTTTAATTATTTTTTTATTTTTGGTTAGTTGTGGTGTTCCCCCTGAAGATTGGAAAGATACACGGCCCGGAAGTGATGACCAATTAATGGCAAGAATGGATACTTCTATGGAAAAATGGATAGATGCTTCACAGTATTTGCCTAGAGAAAAATTACAGGGATTGGTTCACGCAGGATTTTTTGAATTAAAAGAAGGAATTTATTCTCATCATTGTGATAGCCATGGAAACATGATAAGAATGAAATACAATGAAGAAAATAATACATGGAAACAAGTTAAATATATAACATTAGGATGTGGAACAGATTTATAAATGATGATTGTTTTAATGTTTTACCTACCATCGAAGATAATATAGTTCAGTTATTATTTACAAGTGTGCCCGATATTAATGATTTAGGGCTAGATGATGATATTGATAAATACGATAAATTTTTAAATGATTCAATATCTCATTTTTGTAGAATAACAAAAGATACTGGTTTTATTGTTTTATGTCAATCAGATAGAAAAATAAATGGAAAAGTATTTTCCAAGCATTCCTATTTGATTAACAAGATGGAAGGATTGGATTATTCATTAAAAGATTATAAAATTATAGTTAAAAATAGTGTAGAAAGTAAAGATCAGTATATTTTCCCCTATCTACATTTATGTGTTTTTACTCGCAAAGGAAAAATACTAAGAAAAGGTGAATGGTTAAGAAATATTTTAGTATATAAAATGAGTAAATCAGGATCATTTTATGCATGGCCAGCCGATTTTGCTAGATTAGTAATTACACACCTTTCAAAAGATAATGATTTAGTAGTGGATCCTTTTGCTGGTACAGGAATAGTACCTTCGGTAGCAAAGGAATTGAATAGACAATATATAGGAATTGAAATAGATGAGAAACATTTTAATGACCCTTTCTCAAATTTCTATACCGAATAAATACTAAATAGTTATACATATTAATAATATCACAAAAAAGAGGAGTAGATATATGCAATCTAAAGAGGATACTGTGATCGGAGTTGGACAAAGTAATACTTTGAAATGTAATGGAGTATTTACACTTCTTGGAGGAAGCCCCGGCCAATATAAAATTTTACGACAACAAGGTTCCACATCAGGTGAAGTAGAATTCGTAGATTTTGCTGTATATGATACTGATGGATCAACAAGATTATTTTAAAGAGGGTTAATTAATGGCAGAACGTAGACCTTTTTATTTTAATGGTAGTGCTTCATCGTTTAGTTTACGTAGGATGACGGATACTGATTTAGCATCTTTGAGATATCAGTTACGTGTAGCATATGCTTCAGTTTTAAATAGTAATGGAAACGGAAGATTATATACAGGTGGTTCTAATAATGTAGGACAAGCGCATAGTACTGAATATACATACGCGCAAAATCAAAATAATAGAAACTGGAACTATGGTGATGGAGAAGATTGGCCCGGATATCCCGGTTTAGGTTCAATGACTCGTTCTACTACTACTTTTACTCAAACTAGAAATAATGAATCTTTTCCTTCTAATGCTAATCTAAGGGATTATGGTTGGTTGTATTGGGAAGGTTCAACTACAGCATTTAATATGAGAGTAATTTCAGCAGAACAAGATTTTGTTGATACTATTTTATCTGACACTATATCAGAAGCTGTTTCGGGTGATGAAGTAGGAACTTATAGAGTATCTACAGGATCTCCCGGTGGTGGATGGACAGATAAAGGTGCTGTCTTCACAAATACAATCTACAGTAATAATTCACAAACTACATGGAGACTATATCTTAGAACTTCAGCTTCTGATCCCGGTGGACAAAATCCTGTTGGATGGAAATCAGGGGGTGCTCCATTTATGGCAAGAGATCGAAGTTCAGGTGCTAGTCTAATTCAGACACTTCTTCTTCCAATGTTACATAGGAGAGTTGCTAATAACGGCGCTTTAAATTATAGTATTAATGGTAGTGGATCGGGCCGAGGAACAATGTCGGATACCCGTTATAATTCATCTTCTACTAACCAATGGTTTACTAGTAACATATACTACAGATCACGTACACCATCCGGTGGACAATCTACTAATGCAAACTATGAATTAAGAATTACAACATAGGAGATCCTTATATGGCGATATATCAAGCGGGATCATTATTAGATAAATCTCATATAAGCCTTGGTAATGCAGATAACGAATCTAAAGCGACAATGTTTACAGATCCCACATTTACTGGTACGGTTAACTGTAATGACTTGAATGCCGATAGAACCGTAAGAAGTTACGGACACCAAGTCTGGACTACTAAGGGATCGGGGGTAGGTGACGCAGTTTATATCCCTTATAATGGTGGTTATTACACTACCCTTTTTTACAATTCTGGTGGTTATCATGCTTTGACGGGCAGGCTATGGATTACAGTTGCTATTTCACAGGCCCATCAGGGGACTTGGGACTTTTGTTTAAATAATTATGGAAGTGGCATTTCAAACGAGACAACAGGAGCACATAACAGTTATATAAGTTTATCTACTGTAAGCTATTCCGGATATCCGGCTTTGAGAGTTACAAATACTAATGGCTCTTCTTGGGGTAATGGGTGGTATTATATTACTGCTGTTGTCTGGGGTGGCGGTGAAAATCGGTTTAACACTCTTTCTGCCGGTGATGACGATAATTTCTCATCCTCACAATCAGGAACCTTTTTTACAAGGGTAGTTTAAAATGGCCAAACATGAATTAGATGATGATAGAGAAATTTTATACTGGGCTTCTCCGGAGGAAGAAGTCACACTACCTGAGAGTGAACGATATGCTTGGTTTGAGGAGCTTAAACTACAACATACAATTACGTTGAGGAAACAACGGAATGTATTATTAGCAGAGAGTGATTGGACACAAGCTATAGATTCCCCTTTATCAGAATCAAAAAAAGTGGAATGGCAAACATATAGACAGGAATTAAGAGATATAACAATAACAAATTGGAAAATAGAAGATACTATTTGGCCAGAT